ATCGGCATCGACCAGCATTACCAAACGCGTCGCCCTCGAGCCGTGACCCTATGGTACTTCGAAAACGCGTCGCTGTAGGTCACTACGTTCTGGTGTCTGTCGGCAGCGATCTCAAGATCAATCACGTCATCGTTGGCAGGAATCTCACTGGCTTCTGGTAGTGTTATCGTTGCGGCGGCGAACGTGAAGCAATGTAATGAAAAGTAAGCCGCCGAGCCAGCGTCGAAAGCATCGTCGGAAATCTCGAAGCGAAACCCAAGAGCCCGTTGCCGAGGAATTAGCCTGGTGAGAAGTCCGTAGACCGTCAGTCCCTCCGCTTCAATCGTCGGCTTATCCTCATTCGGAATCGGCGTGGAAACTAAATCACCCACGTTGAACCCGATCGGAACACCCGAGACAGAATCAATCGGAGAATGGAAAGCCAACAAGTACCGCACGATGTCCAGCGTCGACCAGTATTTCGTGTTCGCCGCCGTCTCGGCATTGGCCGCAAACACCGGACTGGTTGTTCCTCCGGTCGTCGTCGCTTGGTCTGGCACGGTCTTCGTATCCGACCTGTTCGGCATTCCGCCGTTGTTGAACGCGATCGCTCGGAACAATTCATCCGCCGCGTTGCTGGTTGCCGATGTTTCTTGCCAACTTGTTTTGATCGCCTGCCGGTCCAACAGCCATTCGATCGCCGCGCAGGTGATTTCCTGAGTTCCAAACGGTACTGGTTCCGGTGGGTCTTCCGTGTTCATCCGATCCGAGCCGCCGCGGTTATCGACCAATCGACCAGCGACACCATACCAATAGATTTCTTTGGTCGTGTCGTTCTCGATATCGTTGACCGTCAATTCGATTCGCACGTAGGCCAGATTCGGCAGCGTGAACGGCGCGTGATCCGCAAACGCTCCATCAGGGTTCTTGCCACGGCCGTAGCGATAGTGCAGCGTTGCCGACCCAATGGTGGGCGATGCCGAAAATTGCACATTCGTGCAGTAAACGTTTTCCTTTTCTTCCCAGTCGTCAGCCCAGTTGACTTTCGCCCAGACCTTTTGGCCAAGCACTTCAACATTCTGGACGTCTGGAATCGTGATCGTGGGAGTCGGCATTCGTTACGGTGGCACCGCCTCCGATGATTCGATGATGGTGAACACAACCTCCAGCATTGCGGTGCTGGTTCCCTCCACGCCACCGACCCCGCCGATGATTCTGCGGATTCCACCGTTTTCGTTTCCAGGGCGACAATCCAAAATATCGAACAGCCTCGGGAACGTGACGTCAGCCCACGTGATTTCAACACTGGTGCCGATCAGTGCAAAACATTCCTCGATTCCGAGTGCGGCGTTTTCCAGTGTGTCGAAGTCTCGAACGGCCAAGATATCCATCGGTCGGCCACGCATCCCGTTTACCCAAATCGATTGATCGTCCACGCCTGCCCGGACTTCTATTTCCGTCATGTTGCGGCGAAACGCTTCCGCGGGATACGGGAACGTCAAGAACTCCAAAGCTCCGATCAGGTAGGTTGCCATTATTGGTCAGCGCCTCCGAGTCCTTCTTGATTCCGCGTTTGGTTCCGCACGTTGGGTGACGGGCCTCGGCCTCCGTTGCCTCTCAAATCTTCACTGATTTTTTTAAGCAGTTCAGTTTGTTCCTTCTGAAACTCAAGCCACGCCGGGTGACTTGCCCCAACCGCAGATTCAATATCAGACCCGCTCGATTCTGCAGCATCCATGATTCTTCGAAAGCCAAAGTTATTGATCGAGCCAATCACGCCACCAGTCGATTCTCCGCCGACCGTTTCGCCCTTTGATACCTTGCTTTCAAACCAATCCCGGAACTGTTTGTTTTTAGATTCCTGGCTTGAGTAGGCACCTTCCGCGGCCGTGCTGCGTTGCATCGAGTTGGCCGCCGCCAATCTCTCTTGCAGAATTTTGTCGTCGCTGTAAGCGATCGAAACCCGCTCTCCAGCGACGTTTCGTTTTTGAGCCTGTTCGATTTCTACCGTACGAGTCTTGATGGTCGGCAAAGCCTCGGACATCGCAGCATAGGCAGATCGAAGTTCAGAGTTTTCGCCTAAGAATTTTTCCCGAAATTCTTCGGGTTGTGCTTGCAATGCCTCAAAGCCTCCAATCAGTCCCCTGCCGCTCGTTTCTTTTTCAAGAGCCATTTTCGACTGAAGGATTTTCAATCGTTCGGCAGCACCTTCCGTCGATTTGAAAACCGGCGACAGCGTTGCCAGTGTCGCAGTTGTCTCCGCAAGTTTTGCTCCAATTTGTCGACCGCCTTCACCGGCAATCGGAAGACTTCGTGAAACTGCAGCAATGTCGGCGTCGCTTGACTCAGCCCCAACCACGACAGAACTTACCGCTTCCTCAACGCTCAAGTTTTCTTTTGAAAACAATTGCCGAATTTTACCCGCGATCGTTGCGGCGGCTTCCGGGTCGATCACTGGGTTTAGTTTGACGACATCCTCATAGTCCTTTTCAAACCCTTCACTGCGACTACGAAACAGAATTTGTCTAGCCGCGTCGCGATCAACACCAAACGTTCCGGCGGCATCGTCGGCTCGTTTCTCCATCGCCTGAAAATCATCAGATGATTTCGAGACCTGCAAGAGTCTTCGCCGGGAATCTTTCAAATCTACAGTTTCACCGACGCCTTTTTCTCGTTCCTCTCGCCACTCCATGAACGCTTGTGTGATTGAATCCGCAGCGGATTTGACGGTGAGTAATCCCGCTCCAAATTTTACGATCGACGACAACTGACCTGCCCCGAACGCGGTGTCGTTGTCTGTCGCGACTTTCCGAGCCGATCCACCTACCAAGCCATACTGGACCTGCAGTTGGTCAAGCCCGGCCGTATATTGCTGGGTGGTGATTTGACCTGCCGACCATGCCGCTTTCAGCGATTCGCCTAAACGCTGGTGACGATCGCCAACACTTTCGGTTGCAGTAGCAAGTTTCTCTTGAAGTCTCACGCCTTCTCGAACGGCCGCAGAATTTTGCCGTTGAGCTTCTAGACTGTTTTTACTTGCCTTGTTGTTTTGCTCTTCAACGCGGATCAACGCCTTGCGCAGCTTTTCGACTTCGCCCATTAACTGAGCGGCATCGCCGGTAAATTTCTGCTCGATTGACATTAGGCTATCCGATCAAAACTGCTGCCGCTAACTCACCTCTGGATGGCCGATGCTGTGGCAAATGACCATCTTTCCACGCCATGAACTGGATCAACTTGGCGTCAATTGTTCCTCGTTTTTTTTTACTTCCTGCGTTTTTTCGACGATCTCCATGTCAATCAACGCCAAAGTCACCAGAGTTGCGAAACGTTCGTCGATCACCGACTTTCCCATGCTTTGGAACGCATTGAGTTCTAGACGGCCGATTTGGTAATTGACTTGCAGGCATTGAAGCGCAACTTTGTAAACCCAACTTGGATCGGCGTCGCTACTGCTTGCGTTCCAATAGTCCCAAACCTCACCGGCCAGCTTCCAAAGCCAATCAAACGAAGCCTTGCGAACCTTCACTGGCTCGCCGGATTCGTCCCACATGATGTCGTTTGGGATCTGACCTCGACCTGCTGGGCTTCTGGCAATCGGCACCATCCAAACTCGATCGCCATCATCTTTGATGTCGTAACCACTGATGGGGCTTGGCCTGACAAATAATTCCGGCGTCGGCAGTTCGTCGAGTTCCCAGCCGATCCAGACTTTGCCGGTTTTCAGCCAGCCCTGTTTCGCCTGGTCGTAGCCGATCTGGCGAGCGGGTTGGCCTTTTACGGTCGGAGTCAGAAAAGCCCCTTGGTGGCTGTCGATCCGGGCGTCTTGATAACTCACCTGATTTGGTTTCTTCCAGCGGTCAGCCAGATAGCCCAAATTCAGCGAATCGAAAACAGCCCGTTTCGCAATGCCGCCGGGCACAACCTCGGCGGAGAGTCGCCCGGGAAAAAAGTAATGAAATGGATGGCCCATGGGTTCGGTTCCTTAGACGTTTTGCAAATTCCCGATTACTCGGCGTGGTTCGGGACTTCGTCGACCACAACTGGAGGATCGATTTCCGCTTTCTTTTCCCGAGCCTCGCGGATTGCTGCTTTGTTGACCGCCTTGATCAATGCCCGCTTGGCTTCGTTCGATTTCGCGCTGTCCGTCTCGCCCGCCAGCGTGATTGCCAGTTGGTGAATGGTCGCCACTTCATCTTCGTTGAACTTCGCCAGGCGTTCGCCCGCCAGCTTGGTCCCCATCCCGGTCGCCGAACCGACGACAGAATTGATATCGATCTCATTGCTCATTTGATTCTCCGTGTTGATGGTTTGATCGGGTTCCGCTCGACTGCACTACGCCTAAGCGATTGCCGACGTGGTGTCGATGCTAAAGCTATGGACGCGGCAACGAATCTTTTTCGGGCCGACTGGCGTAATGGTTCCGACCGATGCCGAAATCAAAATATGCTCTTCCGTGGCGTCAGAAACATTGATTCCGCTTGCCGCCTTCTTTCGCAGATAGAACGAAAGACTGGTCAGCGCCGAGCCGCCCGGCAAAAGAGCCAGCGCGGTCGTGATATCCTCGACGTCGATCGTGAGTTCAGGGGCCGCGGTGTCAACGGAAACGTGTTCCAGATACGCCCCGCCGCCGCAGCGTTTTTCACTGTATTTCAGGTTGTTGTTCCACGAAACGCCTTGAGCACACAGCGTCGTTCCGTCCAGGACAACCGGCCCCAACTCAAATACCGCTTGAACGGCACTGGTTGCCGTGATCGCAACGCCAGCCCCGTAGATCATCGGGGCATTGCCACCGCTGCTGATCGGCCGCATTGAGAAGTTAATCGTTGCCAGACTGTCGATCCGGGCCTCGATTGTGTTCCACGACAACAGGAAATGCGTCATGCGAATCCGGGCGTGGCTGGTGGTCGCCAATGCGACTCGGCCCGTAAGGTTCGAGACCACTCGAAATTCAAGATCGGTATTGCTGGCCGAGTATCCGGCACACACGTTGTCGGTCGTGCAGCGATCGAGAATTTCCTTAATCTGCGTCGTGCCCATGGTCAACATTGGCTTGGCCGACATGCTGCCAGTCATCCCCGGCAACACCTCGGACGCCGAATGGACCAGAATATCTTCCATTGAAAATTCTGGCGACAAATCCTCAAGCTGCGTGATGTCTGTGCCGGATGCAAAATTGATCGCGTGTGGTTTGTAAAGATCGGTTGGCATGATGGTCTCGTCCTTTCGTAATTACTCTGATCGGTTGTTGATGCGGGACTGACGCTCCCACGCCTTGGTCATCACCTGTTTGCCATGTCGCATCAGGTCTGTCATTTCGCTGGAATTCACGGTCAAGATTTCTTGGCCGATGTTCGGTCGATTTGGTTTGTAATTGATCGCCAGATAGCTGGGGCCAACCAGGTGGATCGTCACCCGCGTTGGATACGCCGATTGACGTTGCCGATGATTCAGCAACGACCGTTTTAGCAACCCGGTGAAAACCAGTGCCGTTTCTGGGCCACCTTGGATAGTTCCACGGGCCTGCAGGCGTCTTTTCTTTTTCTTGTAATTCAACGACCGAGGGCGATAGTTGTACCGAGAGAAAGCCTGCCCGCCGAAGTGCAGCGGCAGGTATTCATCTTGCCAGCGATCGCCGACCGCCGCCCAAGTTTCCTTCATGACCTGCCGGGTCTGGCGAACCGTCAGAATCACGCTCTTTCGGCGTGACAATTTCAAGTCAAAATAAATCACCCGGCACCTCCCTGCTCACCAAACGTGAACGTCAGGATCGCGGTCCAGTAGTCCTGGCCATCCGTGCGGTGCTTGTACTCTGTTCGGTACGGGGCCTCGGCGAACTCGATTCGCATTGGCGGAAACGTCGCATCGGCAGACGTCGCAGGGTCCGAGCAATCATCAACGACGCCGGCAAAGAAATTCAGCGCGTCAATGTAGCTGTCGTTGTAATCGTCTTCCGGCGATTCCCCGTAGCAGTCCGTAAACCTCGCCTCGTCGGTCAGGGCAACGACGATTGTGCCAGCCGGAAGGTATTGCATGACCGAACACTGGACGATCGCCGACCAGTTTTGATCAGACAAACCGACCACGCCAAACGGTCTGGTTTCGATCGTGATTTCATCGCCTGATTCATCGCGGGTTGCTGGCTTGTAAAGTTCATAGCCAAACAAGTACAGCCGGGCGTTTGCCTCGGATTTCGCAATTTCGTGGTAGTCCGCGATTCGTTGCTGGAACGTGTCACTTTTGGCCAGCAGGTCGATGACGCACTGGACCGCAATGGCCCCGGAACTGACTGCCGTGATGGTCATCGTCCCCTACCTTGCGCGATACGCTTATGGCGGGTGAAAATTGCCCGCAGGTGAGACGGCCGCTCTTCGGTGATTTCGCCGGTGAATCGCAAAACCTTCTGGCCCGGATCGTTATCCCGGTCGCGGATCACCTCAGCCCCTTCGATCAGGAAGTCGACGCCGCCCTTTTCATGCTTGGGATCTCGGCCAAACTCAATTTCGAATTCCTCGTTGTGGTCTTCGGTCTGTTGTTGACCCTCGACCCTCTGCCGCTTTGCAATCGACATCCAGACGCGCCGTTCCGGTTCACCGTTGCCGGGTCGAAACGTCGCCTCTTCGGCAAACTTGCTACCCAGATGGTTTGCGTAATAGATACGTTTGGCGACAGAGCGAAACGACACAATTTGACCTCTGAAAATTTGGCTTCAAACATACGCCGCAGGCCGAACCCAGCCTGCGGCGTCAAGGCACCTAACAGAGCAGCAGCAACGCTCGGTACCGTATTTCTATAAAAGTCTTTTTTTAGACTTTGTATTCAACTTCCAAAGCAGCGATTGTCAGCGTTCCCGTTACGGTTCCGCTGGCCTTCTGAAGTTGAAAGTAAGGTTGCAGGCCACTTGAGTAATTCGACATGTCGAACAACTGGTTACGCAAAACCGGCTGGATTGCGTTTTCCGAGTCGCCAACGGCAAAGACAATATTGCCTTTACCGCCCTTGCTTGTCCCCGGAGGTGCAACGGTCTGAACCTGTTCGTCAAAGCGAATTTCAAACCACTTCCATTCACCGGCAACAAGATCAATTCCAGTGCTCTTGTCGTCGTTGTCGTTCGTGCCGTCGTCGCTTTCGGCGAAGACCGTCAAGTCGGAAGCAACCATCTTGAACCAACAGTTTTGGGCAACGCTGTCCATCGTTGCGTTGTAGGCTCCAGCCATACCCATAACCAAAGACACGTTGGCCGCAGGCGTAGCGTCAATCTTCGCTTTCCATCGCACTAAAATCAGTTCATCGATGTCGAACGCGAGAGCGTCACCGAAATCAATACCGATGATTTGTGCTTCAGACGTGTTGTCCAGCGTCAGAGCGATACCTCCGCCCGTCACGCCAGCAGCCGTCGGCGAACCGCTTGAGCTAGTGTCCCTTTTAATCCAAGGAAGGCCGTTCGCTGTTGTCGCCGGGCTCATCGCACCAAGAAACGGCTCACTCCAAGTTTTTGTATATCGAGTCGTCATTTTTGATCTCACAAGAAAAAATTGAACGGAAATGAAAAAAGGCTGACGGCCTAATCAGACGGCCAGCCTGTAATGGTCAATGTTATTGGCCGGGATCTTTGGCAATCCCGCGGAAGCCAACCGCCGCCGCACCGAACGCGCAGTCGATGTCATACCATCGCGTTTTGGTGTCGTTGTCGAACCAATTGGAACGGCGACCACCGGGGCCGAAGCCTGCTTGAAATACGTGAACGATCGTTCTGAATCGTGTGTCGATTCCGTACCAAGCATTTACATCACTGTCGAGACCAGGCTCAACAACAACCCTGCTTCGACCTCGTGCGACGTTAATCGTTCCGTCCGTTGCGGCAACCTTCGTTTCGCCACCTGCCATCTGAACAAGTTCAGCGATTGACAGGAAAGTTTGCTCAGCCGCGGTTGCGTGATCGGTAGGAACCAAAATCACATTCGGGTAAGCACCGATCGCTCGGCTTGAACCAAGCGCGGTTTGCTTGCCGAGCAACTTTCGAATCTTCGCAGCTTCCGTTGCCGATGGGGCTCCAGGACTGGAAGAGACCAAGTTGGCGTGACCTCCACTTGACGTCATGGCCGTGCTGTTAAACAACTGCCCGCCGTCAATCAACGTCACGTTTGAGGCAATCAGAGCAACGCACAGACCGTTTAACGTCAACTCAGCAGCCTGACCAAGCATCTGAAGGTGCTGCATGAACGCATCAAGGTCATCGTTGGCAAGCATGACAGGAGTCAAGCCTACCTTGCCACGATAACTGTCCGACTTGACAAATCCCTTCAACTCTTCAGACATTTTCAACTGCGGTGACGGGTCACCGTCGGCGACTTGGGTCAAATTGCTGAACATGCCGCTGGCGATAACCGTTTTCGGATTAAAGTCCGCGACGTCTGAAACGCGATTCGTCCATTGGCTGTAGGTTGCCCCAGCAGCTCGCATCCCGTTGTCCAGAATTTTCCCGGCTAGGCCGGATAACAGGTGAGGGAAATCGCCTGGACGATTCCAACTGCCTCCACTTGCTGAAGGCAAGCCACTCAATAATTGAGTTGCCTTTTCCCGTCTGTCGCCAGACAAACGAACGCCAGAAAACGCCGCACAACGCTCTCCCACTTCAATCAGGCTCATGTATCGCATGTCTTCTGGGACTTTTCCTTCAGGCGTAAGCCCTACTCGCTCTGAAAGCAGATTCGCAACACCCTTAGCAAACGCATCTTCGCCGGTCTTCGTTACCGAGATCGGTTGACGCGTTGGATCGTTTGCGACTACGGTTTTCCAGCCCTGTTGGACTTGCAGAACGGTTTTTTCGCCCTTGACTGCCGATTCCACCGCAGCACTGACATCCTCGGCGGTGATGAGCGGTTTCTCGCGGCCAAGGTTGATCAGGTACGCAGCCGACTCGATGTCGTTTTTGACCTGCAGGAAATCCACGCCGGTCAATTGCAATTTTTCGGACGCGCCGATTTCAATCGCTTTCGCCTTTGGCCCAACGGTCAACAGCGTCAAGATTTCCGCTTCCGACTCAGGAACATCGGACTTCATTGCCTTGCAATAGCTTTTGATCGCCGCAATGCAGATTTCGTCAGACGCGTCGGTCGCTTCTGTCAATTCCAGCGCGTACAGCGCCGCTTTGATTCTGGGAGACAATTTCACTGTCCGCCCTCCTTTTACTATCCCCGTTACTGAACTGACGTCGCGTTCCGCTACCGGGGTAACCGCGTTTGCGACAACTGGTGATTCAACTTGGATCGATGGTGCTGGCGAAAATTGCTGGATCGATGCCGGGTTCTCTGGTCCTGCTGCTGGTTGCATTTTTGCCAGCATGGAACTGAATTTCGCAAACCCCAACACGCCCTCGATCATCTTGCGGCTCTTCGCCTCGCTGGCGATAAACACCTTGCCTTGTCCGTATTGGTCCATCACTTGTTTTTCAGTGATGCCGCGTTGCAAAGAAACTGCGTTGACGAACTGATTGCCAAACGCGTCGACCATTTCCTGCAGGGTCGATTTGCTTTGCTCGTTTAGGTCCACGTAAGGATTGCCGTCGACCTTGTGTTTGCCGAAGTGAATCGGCGTGGCCTTGATGCCAAACTGATCGAGCATCCCCTGATAGCTGACGTGCATCAACATTGAGCCAATGGAACCAATGATTGACGACGAACTGCCGTAGATCGGACCAAACGCACTGGCGAGAAAATATCCTGCCGATGCACACATGCCGTCAACAAAACACGCGACAGGCTTTTGACCACGCAGCTCGTGGATCTCCGCCGCAGCCTCCGGCAGTCCCATTACCGATCCGCCTGGCGTGTTGAACAAAACCGCGACCCGTTGAACGGAGTCATTTGCCAAAGCGTTTCGATATGCCGCCACGAGGTCCGAGCAAGCCGTGTATTTGGACCAAAAGTCGCCACCACGTGGCACGATGGTTCCGCTCACCGGAATAATCGCGGTCCCGTTTTGGATCGCGAGCTGGTTTGGATTCAGCGCCGATTCACCGACGGGAACAATCGCCGACGACTGTCCGGCTCGATACTGAGCCAACAGGTCATCAAGTGCCGGTTGATGGATTGCCCAAGGGTGCATGAAAATCGAATGCGTCACGGTTGTTCACTCCGTTTGGTTTGTGTCTGCTGGTCGCTTCCGTCCTGTTCGGTTTTGCTCCGAGTGTTTGTAGAAACCTGCCCGCCTTGGCCCTTCGAGTAATCCAGCACGATCCCCAGCCAATCGGCAATCCGGTTTTCCAGTGCGATTTGCCGCAAGACCTTGATCCAGTGCAGTCCACGCCGGGCACACTCGATCTTGAGCGTAGAAAGCCCGCCGCGAAGTTGTCCTAGAATCGCTTCGTTTTCCGCCGATGGTTCCAAGAGGTTTCGACCCGGACCAATGACGTCAAACCGTAGGTAACGGCGACGGTCGCGGCGAAAGTCTGCCGTGGTGATGGTTCGGATTTCACCGGTGGCAATCGCGAGTTCCGTGAATCGGCGACGAACCGGAAGAATAAGTTTTCGACCAAGCCAGTTTTGAATTGGTCGCGTCTGGGTGTCTTCAAGGTTGATTGCACCACGGAACCCGCCGTAGTTGGTTTCATTGAACCGACCCGTCAGGCTGTAGTAACTCAAGTCGACCCCGCCCGCGATATCGTGGTCGATCATGTTAAAGAATTCCGCGGCCTTGCTATTCGGTCTCGCGCCTTCCTTAATCTCAATTGATTCCTTTGTGCCGATCTCAGCAGCGACCAACGAATCGCCCAACGTGACTTCCGAACGTCCCGACGGGTCTGGATCGTCGCTGGTGAACCCAAGGCTAAATCGGCCGGGGTTTTCCATCTTGTGAACGATGGTTAGCAACGCGGCCTTAACGGCTGCCCGCAGCTCCGTACCGGTCCACGTGTCGCGGTCAATCGTCGGTTGCCCGACGGCATGAAGCCACGTCGCCCCAGACGTCATGGTCGGACGATGCGGTTTGAAAACGTGGTTGTATCGAGAAGACGGAACCCGCGTGCTGTCCGCACTGTATTGGCCGAATTGGCTGAAAGGGTGTGCGTCGTATAGGTAAACCGCGACCTCGCGTCCGGCTCGATCAATTTCGAACCCGTTGACAATCGCATTCTGGCCGGGTGCAAAATCGCGATCTTTCGTAAGGTCGATTTGCTCGCGCTCAATCATCTGGTAGCACAGTGGACTAACTCGGCCAGGCGACCTGTCTAAGCACTCCAAGAACAACACATCGCCGACCAAAATGTCTTCCGTGATCGCCATTGCCTGCATTTCAGGCCAAGAGCAATTTCCGGACACCGATGCCTCGTTGTCGGACCACTCTTGAAACAGTTCATCGTTTTCAAGCGCGTAGTTAAACGAGCCCTCTAGTTCTGTCTCAGGGCGTTCGTCCAGCGACCAACCAAACGAGTAATCGATAGGGTCTGCGAAAGCATTGATTCCAGTACCAACCACGATGTCCCGCAGAACATGCGTAGCGCGGCGAATCATCGCATTGTTGAGATACGACGATCGAGTCCGCCGATTCATCAAATCGTTGGATTCGTAGATCGCGGCATCGCCAGACCTACCCGGCGGATTAAACTTTCGCGTAGCACGATCGAGACGACCAAGCCGATAGGCTTCATTGCTTGCCGTAACGTCTGCGGATTTAGACCGCTGACCAACGCCAAGTGATGCGAAAAATTGAGATATTCGGTCGAGCATCCTGCCTAGTCCAGTAACTTGTAGACCGTGCTGTTGTTTCGGGCTTCGTCAGAAGCCAACTTGTTTTCCAACTCGCGGAGCTGGAGCATGTCCGCTGGGGTCAGCATCTTGGAGTGATTCGAGCCCTCTTTGAATTCCGTAACGAATTCCGCCTCTTGGAGTTGGTCGAGTGCCGATTGGGTGATTGGGTTTGTTGCCATGCGGTAATTAATACCACGAGCGAAACCCCTAAAACGCTGGTGTTTTACAAAGTTTGTAATTGGTGGGAAATTATCTAAAATACCTGTCGCGTAGGGATCGATTTCTAATCATTCACAAACTGCAACAATGAACGAACTTTTTGATTTTTGTGCTTTGATTCCATTCGTTTTGCTGTTCATTGTTGGAATGCAAATGGCTTGGATCGTTCGCGATAGTTTGCGTTGCATTAGAAAGTCATATGACATTCTTGATGAAATCAAAGATTTTCAAAAACGAAGGAATCGAACGGACTGACCAGTGTTCCTGATCGTTCTATTTTTCGTCGCGGTTTTTGCTTTCGACCAATTGAGGCGAACTGACCCGCGTCATCTACCCGGCTGGCTCCGATGGTTCCGCGAGCGATTCATTCTGCCGCTGGTCGATTTGATGTTTCCCAAAGACCGATGATTACATTTGCCGTCGTCGTTTGCTGATTGCAATGTCGGTTTCACTGATGGAAATCAACAAGACCTGTCCGAATATCGCAACAAACCAAAATATTATCTCGAATGCGACCCAAGTTGATTCTGGGATCGTTAAAAACGCAATTTCAAAAGCAGTCCACATCAAAAACCCCCTGTCGCAATATCCCGCAAGTCCGGTGCTGCAGCACGGCGCTGCTGAATGCTCATTATCTGCGAGGCGTCTGGTCTAGGAACGTCCACCGCGAACTGACATTCAGGGCAAACCATTCTGAGATTAATCGACCCGCCGAAGTTAGCCCGTTCGAAATCAACCTCACAAGCCACGCGGCACTGAGGGCACATTAGCGGTTCGTTCGGTGCCCTGACGTTCGGCCTCAACTTCGCTCCCTTTTCCGTGCAGCCCTTGACCCGGCAACGATACAGCGTCGCAACTTCCGTGCTGGCCGAAGCGATCATCAGCACGTTATGCCGTTTGCAATACGGCTTGGGCTCTGGATTTATTGGGTTGTTGACTTCTGCCGGTGGCCTTGTGGGTGCAATCGCAACAATCGCCGTCGAGCTGTCGATCTCAACATCCATTCCGATCGCTTGATCTTTCCGTCTCGTTTTCTTGCTCATCGCTCTAAAATCTTCCTTTCCTCATTCCGTGGTTTCTTGTTTCGTTCGCTCGCTGCCGTCCGGGCATCACGAGACCTAGCGAAATCTGCCTCCGTCCATCCGATTGTTTCGATCACCATATCAGCCAAAGCCTCGCAATAGTTCGTGCAGTCCCAATAGTCGACGCCGATGGTTCCTGACTTTGGACGGAACACGACTTTCTTGCGGCCGGTCTTAGAATCCACGACGGTCGTCGGTGGTTCGTTGACTAACTGCCGCAGGTATTTTGAGCCGATTTTCGTGATGTCCAGCGGAAGCGAGAACGAACCAACGGCATCCTGGCTGCCGCGGATTCGGTCTATCATCAATTGCTTGTAGGCGTCGACCTTGATACCCCAAAGCTCAAGACCACCCTCGTAGACGTTTTCGCCACGCCGTTGCTTATCAACAACCGTCATTCGGTATTTCTCGCGTGGGCCAATCTGGTGATCTCCACGGATTGCCCGCAGCCGGTCTGTCTCGCGACTTGAAATATAGTTATGGACGTCCAGCGTCCGGTGGTTTGCGTCAATCCCGATCAGACGAATCGGCAATTGAGTTTTCCCAAGCGGGTTTTTGTTGCCACCGGACACCGGGTAAAGTGTGTCGAGCAGGTTATCGATTTGCCGCAAGTCTGACGACAACCTTCCTTCATTGAACACCGGGACTTGATCGCCCGAATCATCGTCTTCGCTTTGGTCAAGGTCCGCGGCGTCTCGTAAGTATTCGCCCCAGTCGATCAGCCACGATTTGCGGTTTGGAGCCCAAGCCCTGACGACAAAATAAACCCTGTCGTCTTGAACGTCGCAACTTGCGGTCAGGAACCAAGCGTCAGCAGGCACAACTCCTTTTTCGTGCGTTCCAACCAACCGCCGACCGACTTGGTGCCATTCCGGTAATCTCGCCGCCGATCGGAACCGTAGACCAAGGACGTTTTGGAAAAAGTCTCTGACCAACCCCTCGCGATGGTGCTCGATGTACGACGCCGCGAGATCCCCCCACGTTTTCCGCAGGTTGAAGGCTTGCCATATGTGGTATCCGCGGTTTCGACCTGATCGCTCTGGTTTTCCCTGCTTGGTCCCGTCTTGATCGTAGCTCACTCCTGCGGGCAACCATTCACCAGACCGCATGAATACGTTCTTGTGCGATTGCTCGATCCTGCACCCGTTAATGCAAACGTAATGGGCCATCCGCCGAGCTTCGTCGACCTCTCGCATCTGTCCGCGTTGATCTTGATAGCCAACGACGCCACCGCGCCCAGTTAGCTCACCTGACTTGTACGGAAAGAATCGGACGACCTGCCGACGGCCACAGTGCGGACACGCGCACCACCATTGCCGCTGATCGCTGGCGTCATAGTAGTTCGCGATCGGTGATTCGTCACCAACCGGCGTCGACTCTCTGACGACCGTATGCTCAGCGAATTGGTCAGTTCGACGTTCTACTGCTCTGGTTTGGTCGCCAGCCTCACCGCCAGACTCGTAGACGTCGATCTCTGATAGCCAAACGTACTTGCAGGGCTTGCCGCGTAGTCGTTGTTTCGACCCCGCCCACGCGAGATACGTCTGGCAAGTCATCAAGTCGATCGAGATAAGGTTACGATTTCTCTCAGAAGGAACCCGGCGAGCCACCGCGGAACTACTGACCTCGCAATTTGCATAAACCCTGTCGCGAACGATCCTTGCCTCATCTTGCGTAGGCAAAACCAAAATCCCTGGCGCTGGGTCGATTTCAGAAGTTGCGATCAGTGTGACGATCAAACTCAACGTACCGCCGATTTGGGTCGATTTCAGCAGCGAGATACTAAACACGTCTCGAGCATGGAAGGCGTTAATGATTTCCTCCCACCACGGATTATTCGTCGCGTCGTACCGCCCGCTGTCGGCCTCGTATTCTGGATTTAGCCGCACGTTTTCAGATATCCACTGACTTGTTGGGCCGTGGGTTTTCGGCGTCCATGCGTCAGCACAAGCCGCAAGCAATCTATCGTAGGTTGTCGTCATTGCCACCATCACGCCAGCGCCTCATTTTCAGGCTTTAGTTCCCGAAACTCGCTGGCCATTGCGAGAAAAACTGACTCCAGTTTTCTTTCAATCGCGCCGCCAATCTCAACCCTCACGACTTCCGGCGTATCGGACGGCAGTAGTTGCGGAATCTCGATTCTCAGTTGTCCGATCAATTGCTTGGCTGTACTGATTGAGCGGACCATCAAGCGGGTCACGAGCTCCAAGTCGATCAACTTTCCTTCCCGTTCGTCGTTTTCCAGCTTGAGCTTCCGGTGCCGTTCGACCGCGATGCTTGCAGAGCCGTTTGTTTTCGCAGTACGCGACCAGCCAAAACGTCGCTCGCGCCATTCCTCGATTTCTTTAACTGGAAAAGAGCCGTTTTTCCTTCCCCGGTCGCCAGGCGTTCCGGGAAACGTGGGATCATTCTGCCAACTATCAATCGTCGAGCGGTCGACGGAAAAGTATTTCGCCAGATCAACTGCCGTCGTTAGTATCTGCGGTGGCTTTTCGTTTTTCCCTTCCGCGGATTCGAGGGCGACTAGTTGGCTCAACAGGTCGGCTTGATCCGCGGGATCTAGCTTCGATAACGACGCCTCCAAGTCCGAGTCGTTCAGCGACCGCAAGTAATCGATCGAGGGTTTTTTGGTTCTGCTGCTTGATTTGCTTTTCTTCATGGCGTTTCTCGGCGTGGATAATCGCCTCGCGTCGGACGTTTACGCCATCAATTGACGCAATGGTTCTGGCCGCCGCTGTGACTTGTTCCGCGTCGTGTTCTGGGCTTCGAACAATCTTCATCAAAGCCCGAACGACCTCCTTTCGCTGCTGCTGGGTGATCGGATATTTGTCGGTAACTGGCATGATCGGTTTTTTAAGAACTGGCGATACGCCCTCGATAGAGCGTGCAGGTTCCGTTCGGAATAATTGTTTCGCTTTCGTTATCCTTAACCATCGCGACTTCGAACACGTGCCGCTTGTTGTATTCGGCGTCCGTCAAGTCAGCCCACAACGTGTCGTCTTTGAGAGCCTCGGCCGCGATGCTGGTCGCTGATTCCGCCGCACCTGTTATTTCCATGATTGGTTCGGGTTCCTCGCCGGAATCCGCGAGGTAGACCCGCATGTGCATAACCCAGCCATCCGTGTAGTCCTTGTCGACCGTCCAGCGGAATTTACCGTGGTGGGTTCCGTTGTATGCATCGCCTCGAATAATATCCACGTGCCGCCCATCGCGACTAACCGGCGAGTTGTTGTTGATGACCTTCGTTGCCAGCAGGGCAATGATTTCCTCTTGGTTATCCAGCGTCGCATCACCGCCGCTACTTACCGCCGGAACAGCCACCCCTTCGTATTCCAGCAGGTTTGTCACGCTGCTAACCAGATATTGAATCGTGAACAGATAGTTGTCGCCAACAGCAGGCAGCGTTGCTGGAGTGAAAGTGACGTAATATCCGTTCGGTGAATCCACCGAGCCAATCACCAATTCGCCACCGCCAGGCGTCACGGACGAACCATTCTTTCGCAGCGTTTGGAGCGTTGGCGTTGAATCAGCGGCTTGGAAAATCGGTGGGTCCGATTCATCTTCCATCGCAACCCAAAACTTGATTGGCTGACCTGCAATAATCTGTAAGTTCATTGCTCTTTTCTTTTCTTTCTAAACGCTTTTTAATACTGCCCCGAGTTTTCGGCCAATCCGTAGTATTGGTGCGGATCTTCGCTGGTGAGTGAAGGCAGAACGGTAACACCGATGTTAGTCATGGCTTCAAGGGATGAGTTGGTAGCGTCTTGCACAAAGTATGTCGGGGTCACAAATGAAGTGCGGATATTCCGCGTTACGATGTTGTGTCGGCTGAGATTGCCTACCGCTCCCGCCGCACAGACGATGGCCCCCTGAGATGTGACGTGGATAATTGTTGCTCCGTCAACAAATCCGCCGCGACAATCGGCAATCGCCCCAGTGCTGTTGATTCCGTAGATTTGCAACGGAATGTAGTTTCCGTTCGAGGTACTAAACTGAGTGAAAATTGACAAGTCGCGAGCGATGCAACCAGCGGGCACCTGAATGGCCCAAGTGGCATTCGACGAGGCATAGCCATTGCCTTCCCTCGCCGACCAGACCCGAATGTCGTTGTAAGTCCAGCCAGTGACTGAGTTTAGGACAGTCGCTCCGTAAGTTTGATAATTCGACAATCCACGAGGAAAATTGGCGATCGTCACGTTGGAGACGTGAACGCCACTGGGGTAAAGATGAACTGTGTCAGCACCAGCGGCCGTCTTGCGTTTCAAGGACGTGTTGAGGTCCAAATGTAGCCCAGCAAGAATACCAGGCTGATGAACTCGCGGACCCTCAAAAACCGAATCAGTGATCGTCACGCGATCAAAATTATTAAAGAGTACAGATGCCGGAATCGTCGCCAATGCCGAAGCTGCAACGTACGTTTGTGTAAACGCCACGAGGTTGTTGTGCAATGTGATGTTTCGCACATTGATAAAGGCAAGTCGGCTATCTTCAAATCGAGTATTCGAGATGTGAATGTTCTCTACGGCAAAGCCTTTCCTGACGTCGTTTCCTTGGAATAGAAAATCGCTGGCATTGAAAAACTGACAGTTGTCGATCGAGACGTTGCCTACCGTGACCTGGCTTGTGCCGGCGGCAATTGAACTCACTTGCGAAGCGTTTTTGATCACGCAGTTTTGCAAGAACAACCGATTATCATTGGCATCGATGTTTGGAATTGCTGCACGCGTTCCGTCGATTCGACAATTCGTGATCGAAACGTCCCAGGTATTATTGCTCGTGGTGATCCAGCATTCGTTGTGGCCATTGATCGACGAAGTACAGACGTTGGTTGCAACAACGCTGTCAATCAGAAACCCTCCATGATACGGTGGGTTTCCTTGGTTGTCGCTGCAATGGAAAATCGACCCTTTGAGGTTTGTCGCCTTGATTCGTTCGATTACCGAACCTCGTCCGCCTGTCATGGATTCATTCGGACTATCAGCGATGATGAGGTCGTGAGCATACAGCTTTTTCGTAGCGCTGCAGTCGATCGCCCAGTTGAGCTGCCAAGCCTCTGTGAGTGTGTTGTTGGCTGCGTTTCCAAGCAAGGTTCCACCGAAAATCTCTATATCTTCAGTGGCTGTGATCAAAGATATCACGCGAAGGCACGTATTTCCTGTGACGCAGTTACCAGAGAGCACCCCAGTCGTCAGCGTGTTTCCAACAATGTTGGTGATGATTCTCGCTTCGGTTTTCAAGCCGGTTCCACTAGGACCATCAATAACTGTGATTTTGTCGCCGATCGCAAACCCTGCCGCGCTGGCAACTTGAATTGTAGAAGTTCCTGCATTGGCATTGGCGGTCAACGTGGTAGAGAGTTGATTTGCCCGAGTCAACGTCGCCCCGTTTAGGTCGATGACTGCTTTTTTTGCAATGTCCCACGAACGGGTTAGCGTGTAGGTCTTTCCCGCCTTTAGAACGATTCGTCCGCCTGGACTCAAATCCGCAAGGGCGGCGGATAACATATCGTTATCAGTGCTGGCACCATCATCGTAAGCCTCGACGCAAATGTAGGCTGATGGACCCGCTGGACCTCTGCGCCCATATCCTCGTTGTGTAGGCATTAAATCGGCTCCAATTTCGTTTGTTTTGGTGTGAACTCATCAGTGCCGAATCCGCAGCAGGTTGAGCCAATCGTTATCGGGTTGAATTCTGCCTGTTCTGCTAGTTTCCGTTCTGCCCGGGTAATGTTCGGCACAATCGCTCTTGGCACGTTCTTGTCGGTCCAACGCTCGACAGCCTGCGAATAGATTGACTTCCAACCGCGTTGGGTTGCTCGAAATGTTCCGAGTGGTTTATCGACGGCCTCGATTTGTGCGGTCAGTGCGGCGACTTTCTTTTGGTTGCCTGCATCGATTGCCTTTTCGCGTTCTGCCAGTAGCGATTCCTTCTTGGCCAGTAATGCGTCAATCTCTTTACGCCGCTGCTTTAACTTGTTGCCCCAATAGGTTATTTCGTGAACGTGGAAGTCTTTTGATGGCAATTTCCATTTCTTCTGGAAACTCAAAACCTCTCGAACGCTTGGCCAATCGTCAGACGGTCCCCAAGGGTGCATCAAATCAAATCGGTAGGCATCGGTTTGCGGCGTGTGTTTAAGGCCAAGTGTATGGCCGATTTCGTGCATCACTACGCCTCCCAGCACAAACCCGTCTCGGCCAGTCATGTTCCGAATCATGCTGATCGAAACATTGTTGCCCTGCGCGTATCCGGCCCATTTGTCGGTCGCAACTCCGCGAATCGAAATGTCTGCTTTTCCACCCTTGGACGACACAATCTGCAACCCGCAGACAACGCCCCATTGAGCCATAGCCCAAAGGATCATCGCCCGCGTTTGTTCAACTGTCATTCCGTGTGCTGCAAATGGTGTCCAAGATGCGGTTTTAATCACTGAGACAATCTCCCAAGGCGAGTCGAGACACCTCGTTGACTTCAAAAGCAACCAAAATCATCTCTGACAATTCCTCAGCCTCTTGTTCGTTTTCTTCCGACGCGCCAAGCGTTCCGTCTAGGTCTTGCTTGTAATGAATGATTTCGTGAATCACTGTTTTGCGCAACTCGCGAAGCCAATGCTCCTTGTCTGTTTCTTCCTCTGGCATCGACCCGCAGACGGCAATATGACACATGCCGCTATGGTACAACCCGAATCCGAAATCGTTTTCGTTTGGACCACACCGCAGTGCAACTGTCCCGATTACGGTTATGAACAAATGCCCAGCCTTTTCAAATTCTAGGTGCGAGAATGCAAAATCAGCAACATCGCAAACGGCGTCAAATGCCCCATCGGTAAATGGGCAGTTTCCTTCAACCTTTCGAATTGTTCTTTGTAGTTTTTGGCAGACAGGCTTACCTAAAGTTCCGTTACAAAGACTGAAAATATCAACCTTGGCACCTGTTGCACTTATGATGTCAGTCAAACGCCCGTCAACCTTTCCGTTTTCCCCAACGGCTTTCAGCATCATTTCAGCTTCTTCGCTAGTAGTCGCCCAAATGGTCAAGGAATAAACCTTGCCGTCAAACGTGTAAGAACAGGCGAATGGAACTTCTGATTCGGTCATCGCGACGCCTCAAATCCAAACAAGTAAATCTTTGGGCGTTTGCCGCAGTCAGGAAAAGCCGATTTTATCAACTCGAATTCTGACGTTTGCCTTCGGTAAAAGATTTTGATTGTTTGCTTAACGGTGCCTTGTTGGTGCCTTGAAACGAATGCCCAATGTTCTCTGCAATCTGTTTGCCGTTGGATTTCGTAAGTCGGTTCTGGAGTGCATAAGACACCACAAACCATTACCCAAACATAAATCGTTACGCCAAGAATCATCGAGACACCTCCGCAGCGGTTCTAACAGAACGCTGTGTCTTTTCCTTAAATGGCTCGTCCATTGTCGCCAGCCTTTCAAAGTCGTCCGCCAGCCGACGAAGAATATTTGCCGCTTCTTTACAAATGGAATTAGGGTTTTGCTTCGACTTGTGAATGACAAGATCAATGTCGTTCATGCCGTCACCTTCAATTCCAGCAACCGCCCCATTAAAGTTCCACCTTGCTAGACGTATTCTTGCTTTTGGCTTTTTCATGCCCGCACCTCACCAACCCGACTTCTTGCGCATTTTTGATTGTTCCTTTTCAATTTCGTCAAGGATTGCGTGGCATTCTCGAACAACTCGTTTCGTGTCACGCACGACAAACACAATCTTCGCGCAAACTGCAAGAAAAAGCAGTAAGGCCAAAACGACTATCAGCATTTTGCATCGCCCGCAATGACAGGAATATCACAATATGTCCAAGTAGCACAAAACCGCTGAAGTTTTACTCGCACACCAAGTTTTCCACACATCATACGAACTCGGCTTTCGTTCTCTGTATGGATGCACTGGCACCAGCCCTGATTTGTTTTTATAGCTTCGTAAATCATCTGAAACTCAACGCCGCAAACAAACATTTCACGATCACGGTCGCTGTATCCGTCCGTGTCGATCCAAAACGGCATTTCAATTCCATATTCTGATTCGCCATCCTTCACGCATTCACCTCACTAACCCGATTGCGAAGTATCATTTTTGCTTGCGGCTTCAGGTTAAACACAAACCGATACGCGCAGTCTTCCGAGTCGGCATAACAGTCCTGCACACATTCGGTGCAAATGAAACCAATCGACTTGAAAAACAACTGGGCTTTGTAGTGTGACTCGCGAACGTCCGCGACGATCTTAGTTCGCCTGTCTTTGCTTAGTTTGCCTTTGAGCTTATTGACCATCGCTGCGCCGATCAGGTTTCGCCACATCTTTGGATCAACCGCGATGTTCAGTACCCAAAGCTCACCCGCAAAGAGTTCGTACACCATGTACCCGGCAACTCGGTCGTCAACTTCCGCCACCATGCCGATAATGTTTCGCTGACGCAATGCCGTGACAAACTCCGATTCACTCCACGGATGTTCATAGCAAGCATTTTCAATCGCCAGAACTTCTGGCATGTCTCGGCGAATCATCCAGCGAATGTCCATTTCTACGCTGCTCCTATCCGTTTCCTGACAACCCGCCTAATCGTCGAGTCGCATTGCTGGATCGTGTACGGGGCTGGCTCGCGGTCTTCTGGCGAACCATAGCGGCGATTGGCTCGGATTTGATGCGTCAACCCACCCGGCCCGTACAATTCTTCCTCAGTAGGCGCGTAAGCTGATTTTTCAGTGTTTTTGTTGGAACAAGAGCCGCTGCAAAACTTCCGCTTTTTGAAGTTTTGCGGGCTTTCGTCATCGCGTCTTGTTAAACTAACTCCGCATTCCTCGCAGTTTTTTATCATGGCGAATCCTTCCTGATCGTTTCGTCAATCTTCTTCTTGCCAAGCCAAGACAAGCATTCCACGAAATACGGCGCGACTTTTTTCAGCACAGACACCGAAACAAGCGACACCGCAAACGCAACCATTCCGACAAAATCAATGTCAATCTGAAGTTGCGACCACCGGGCAACCATAGGTGTCAGCATCGCGCCGCAAAGAACGCTCACAAACCCATTCCCCAGCACTTCACGAATCGCGTCCTTTGATGTTTTTGCTGAGGACGGGAATATCCAGACTGCAGCAACAGCACCGCACAACGAACCGATCAGACATGCCGTTCTAAGCATTGAATCGGCCAAGACGACAATGTGTTCAGGTTTGGCAAGTTCTTCATTGGCCATTTCAGAAACTTGGTCTACCGTTGACATTACGGAAAACAGAACCGTTGCCAGCGAGTAAATCACAAGCATCACGAATTCTATCGCCAGCCCTTTTGTGTCCGCTTGTGTGAGCATTAGGTTGGGGTTCCTGATCCACTGCACCCCAATTGAACCATCAAAATATCAATCGCAGCAATCAGCGAATTATTCGTCGCGATTTGATTGACCAATGCCGCCCGCTGCGCCCTAAGCACCGCACACATTGGGTCTTCAGAAAGAGTCGTCACCCCGCTTGCGTTCGCTCGTTTCCTTGAACACGCTTTCACGCTCGGCTTGGATTTTTTTGATTTCATTCGTTAAAACCTTTCCAGGATTAGCTTGATATCCAGACCAAGCACCAATTACAAAACCACCGATAACCAGATTCAAACAAAACAAACACGCCGACAGATTACGAACCCAATCAGCCGGAAGTCTCACCAAAACCAACGCACCCAAGCGGCCAGCAAACGAACGAGGAACCAGAGGATTGCGAGATGAGTTAAAAGCTTGCTCAGTTGCCATCTGCTGGTCCTTCGTGGTTCTTCGTCGTTTGTGCTTTCATCGGTGGGAGTTTGTTCTGGAAGGGTCACTGGCATTGGTAGCCTAGCGTGAACGGATTTTTCGAATCATTGATTTTGTTTTGTGACGAACTCCGCGAACCTTGCAAGCTGCGTTTTGAATCGTGCATTTCGTCGCGACTGTGCAGTTTTTGACCGTCGAACCGGCAAAGTGAATCGTATTGTCAACGGCCTTAACCGCCACCGCTGGAGCCTTCACAAGCACACTCGCAAGCGGCATTTGGCATTGACCGTTTTCGCATTGAGCGAATGCCGATTGGCAAGCGAACACAACTGCCACGACGGCAAAGAAAATTGAAAACCGTTTCATTACAAAAAGCCTCCTGAAAAACTAGATTACGCCGGGCTGTGGATATTCCGCATCATCCGGCGCGAAACCGATAAAAGTAGCGTAACGGTGCCGCAAAGCTATTTCGATTGCTCTACGAGTCCAGACGTTCTGCCCGCCTCGCCATTGCTTGCCCCATGAATTAAGCATCCGGAAGTTGTTGCCGTTTTTCAGCCAAAATGCGATTGCGTGCCCGCCGCTATTTCGCATGTCTGGATTGTATGAGTCAACAACGTCTTGGTCGGCTGAATCGTTCCAAGGCAAACCAGCATGAATCGGCAACCCCTTTTCAATCCATGCGTCAAAATCGGCTATCGTTGTGATTGGCGATGTCGAACGAAGTTTGTATAGAAACTTTCCTTCAGCAGAACTTGGCTGGGTCGGATTGTATCGCGGCACGTATGGCCAGTAGATTTCTTCCGGCAATCCTTGGCCTGTGATGGCTTCGCGAAAACCAGACATTGTTGCGCCGTTGTCGCCGCGAATGCCGTCTGCTTTTTGGGACAGGTAGTACGCTGCCGCGCGGCTCAATTGAATCTTTCGACCCGTCGCTAGAAAGTAGCAAATCTCGGTTACGGTCGAACCTGAATTTCCAACGCATGAACCAATTTGCCCTTGGTCCTCGATGGTGGAAACATTTTCCAACGGGTCAGCTTGAATGTTGATTGACGGCATCACCGAAACAGACGCCAATAATGCCTTGGCGTTGAATCCACGCTGCAACACGTCATAACGCTCGCAGCCAAGCCGATAACCGTTTAGCCGCATTGGATTGTCAAAACTCATTTAACGGCCCTCAATCCTGCTGCAACCTCGTTTAACATCGCAAACCAATCTTGCCGCGTAAAGTTTCCACGCCTTACTTGTTCGGCTCGCATTGCCGCCACAACCGAAGATTTCCACGCCGCCCACTTTTGGCACGTTTCAGCGTCCCTGCACTGCTTTAATTCGAACTGCCTGTCCAATCCGGCAATGGCAGTTTCAACAGTCGCAAACCCACCTAGCCCTACCAAGAGATTCGCCGCTGATTCGTATTGACCGGCGATTTGCTTGGCCAGCACCGTGTCGCTTGGGGCATTCTTTAGCGATATTTTGCCGACGTTGTATTCGTTGGGAACATCGTCAACTGGTGCAGGTGGTGGAATCGGGTCGTCAGGCTTTGGCGGTTTTGGTGAAGTTCCGCCGAGTTCGACCGAGTATTCGTTGTTGAAGATCCCCTTCTCAGGGTCGAACAACGTCGCGTCAATCGTGTACTTTCCTTTGCCGACCAGAATCAACCGGCCATCGGAAAGTTTTTCCGCCTCTACTCGCTCTCCATCACGGCGAATTTTGACCAGCGAAAACTTATAGGCTGGATCAACAAAAACGACCGCTACATCGGCTACCGTTGGGTTTGAATCCTCGCCGACGAAAATACGGTCGCCAACGATTTCAGGCCGAGTAACACCGATTAGGCTTTTCTTTTTGACGACTTCCACCTGACCAAACGAGCAGGCGGAAACGATTGACAGAACAGCAAACGCAAGCAATGTTTTCTTGAAACCCATTACACAACCCCGAACGAAGCGAGAATCATCAAGACAATTTTCAGCACTTCCATCCAATCGACTGTCGACCAGTCGACCTTGCCGTATTCCAAATCCAACGAATCGCAAACCTCACGCTCAATCGCCTCTGCGAATCGTGGGTGCCGCATGATCGACCGCAGCAGCAACCGCTGGCCGATGTTGAACCGCTTTTCCGATCGCAGTTTGTCAATCAATTCGCCGAAGTTCATTTTTGCTCAACCTTGTAAACTGGCTTGATTCCGACACCCAAAAGCCACTCAAGGCCCGGCCATTGTTTCGCCGCGTACCCGATCAGTACGTTTGCCATAGCCGCAAAAACGACCGTTAGAGCCGACTGAATAGCCGCCGCCTGCTCTGCGGAAAACTCAACTCCCAAATACTTTAGGGCCATCATTGCGAGCCAACCCCAGATCCCCGCGACCAACACGCGGATAAACCGATTCACTAAATCCATTATCGTCTCGCTTTCTGAATTGCAGCTTCGATCATTTTTCGCCCAGCAGTACGAACTGGCCAAGTTGATTTGCCATCTTCCAGCCAAAACCAACCGCCTTGAATTACGCCGACCAATTCGCCATTGGAATTGAACACCCCGCCGCCAGAATCACCGGCGATAACCTGCCCATCAAAGAACGATTTGCCCGCGTGATTTATGCTTGCTCGGACCTTCGATTGCTGCACTCCGTCCGCCGTGAAAGTTTCCCCTGCTGGGTTGCCTATTTTTGCGACGACCCGCATAGACTTTGGCCCGATTCCCCGCAATATCGCAATATCGTCAGCGTCGTTGATGTGCAGAATCTTGGCGTATCGGCTTTCGCTGCCGTTGCGGAATTTGAGTCTGACGTTGGTTTGGTTTGCGACAACATGGGCACAAGTCACAACTAAACAGTCGTACCACCCTTGATGCGTTGCGTTGTCCCCAAGATCGCCGACGACGACACCGCTGCCTGAAAAGTCGCCTTCGCTTGTGGTTGTGATTACGCCAATCACAGAATCGTTTTGGCCGAATGCCGAAACTGTCAGCGTCATTGCGGCAACAAACGCGATCAACCTGCCCATTGAATCTCCAAATCGAGAAATGAAAGACAGGCGGACCGGCTCGGAGTATTGAAAACCGGCCCGCCTGTTAGGTCATGCTTCTAGAATTGGAACGCATTGCCGGATTGTTTCAAGCGTTATTCGGGTCGTTTGGCGTTATTGGCGTTATTGGCGTTATTGAAACATGGATAACTACATTAGTTCTACCGATCTAATCGCCTGCATATGCTTCGTCAAAATCGCCGCGAGTCATCGTCGTTAGTCTGATGACGATCGACACTTGGTTATTCATGCTTTGCTCTTTCCGACTCGGTTATCGAATCGGATTTTCCATCGATTAACCTCACTGCACTTAAACCCGATTTTCCAACCCTGTCAACATCCGCCCTGTCAATTCGCCAATGTCGCCTTGCCGTTCCTGGCCGGTTTGGTCTAGCTCTCAAAGTACCGTCTGAAATCATCCGTAACACAGTGGTCGTGCTAGTCGAAAGCAGATTCGCAACTTCCTTGACGGTCAAAAGCTCAACTTCCGTGCTGTTCATAAATACTCCGTCGTTTTGAGACCCTATAACTTTCCCCAGTAGTAAATCATGTCGCCCGGTTCGTACTTATGCTCACTAGATTCAATGTCGTGCTTCGCTGGGTCGTACGGCTCGTAAACCATCAACCCAGCCTTAACAGCCAAATTGGCAAGCATCTCGGCATCGCAGTAACAACACCCTTCGGAAATGCAATCTTTCACGATGTTGAAAGCCATGCGACCGAATTCAGCAAAATCTCCGTTTTAGCCCTACGAGTCTATCGTTTAGTTGACGCCAACAAAACGATAACTGTTATCTATCAACGCCTGAACCTGTTCTTCGCTGTCACCTCTGGCCCTAGCCGCTTTAACCAACGCAGCTAGTTTGATTTCTTCCGCGACTTTCGGGTCAATCCGAGACTTGCCCTCACGCATGATCGCACGCAGTTCTCCCACTGTTGGTAATCGCCGATATGGTTCATCATAGGTCGACACCCAACGCTTAACGGCTTTCGAAAGCTCCGCAATGTCGCTGTTTTTTAACTGGTCGTGATAGACAACCGCAGTAGCCTCGGAAAGCTCGACCTGTTGCGCAACTCCTGCATATGCCA